TTACCTAATCACACATTAACACCAGGACAAACACGCATAGTTACTATAAAAGATTTATGCACTACAAGCACTAGCCTTGTCCGTAATGTACCAGAATCCACCAAAAATCAGGTCTTTGCCAATTACAAAATGAAAGGTAATGATCGTTCTGTATGTAGTGAAGGTTATGAGATAGATCATCTTATATCGTTAGAACTTGGTGGCTCTAATAACATTAAAAACTTATGGCCACAATCATATTGTGGTGATAACAACGCACATAAAAAAGATAAATTAGAAAATGAATTACATAGGCAAATATGCTTAGGTAAAATCTCAATACAAGATGCTCAACAATGTATTTCATCTGATTGGGAAATGTGTTACATCAAGACTTACAAAAAATAGGAGCAATTATGAAAGCAAAATTAGCACAATTATTAGTAGTTATTAAAGCGGGTTTATTATATTCATTCAAAATAGCAAAAAGATGTTTAAAAGCATTTTTACAGGAAACAGTTATTGTTTTACAACACTTAGATACATTATTAGGTGAATAATGGGTATTCTTACCAAACTTAAAGAGTTATTTGCTAAAGGCCCTAAAAAGCCTAAACCAGACGAATCTAAATTGCATCATCACAATCATGGGAGTTCAACAACATAATGGGTAGCATATTATCTCTTATATTTCCTGCATTTTTACCTGTATTAACAGATGGTGTTCGTGGCATATTTGCTAAAGTATCAGGCGGTGCTGGTGGACAACCACAAAACGTAGATGAACGAGTTAAGCTCATGGAAGCAGAAGCTGCAAAAATGGCTGCTATGGCTCAATTAGATGGTACATTTACTGGACAACCTGCACAATGGATTGTTGATCTTAGAGCATCTTTTCGTTATATCATTATAAGTGCAATATTACTATTTACAGGCGTTATTGTATTTTATCCTAGTATTGTAGGCGTAACTGTCATTAGCGTATTTTTAGATATGTCTGGTGCATGTATGTCATTTGTTATTGGTGAAAGAATGTACTTAAACTTAAAAAAATGAAATTAGAATTGAAAAGGTTTGAATATGGAAGCACTTATACTATCGGCAAATTCTACATTGATGGTGTTTATTATAGTTTTTCTTTAGAAGATGTAGTAAGAAAAGGGGAAAAGGTAAATGGACAAACAGCTATTCCGATTGGCACTTATTCTGTCATCATTGATCTTTCTACTCGTTTTGGTAAGCAATTACCCCATGTGCTAAATGTGCCTGGCTTTGAAGGCATTAGAATACACTCAGGCAATACATCTAAAGACACAGAGGGATGTATCTTACTTGGCACAACATGGACAAGTGGAGATTTTATAGGCAATTCTAAATTAGCCTTTAATGGTTTCTTTGATAAATTGAAAGAAGCTAAAACTGCTACTATTGTAATTTCTTAGTGTATAATAAAGCACCACAACATTAAGGGTATCATAATGGCGAAATATAAATCAGTTCTAGTAATATCTGATATGCACATCCCATATCATCACCCAGACGCATTAGCCTTTTTAACAGCACTTAAAAGACAATTCAAGTTTGACCATATAGTAAACATTGGTGACGAATTAGATCAGCATGCTATTTCTATGCACGAACATAATCCAGACTTATACTCTGCTGGACATGAGCTAGAAGAAGCTAAAAAGCACGTTAAAGCATTAGAAAAGATATTCCCACAAATGATCTTGGTTCATAGTAACCATAGCTCATTAGTTTATCGTAGAGCATTAAAGTATGGTATGCCTAAAGCCTACCTAAAGCATTACAATGAGTTTCTAGGTGTTGGCAGAGGATGGCAGTGGGTAGATGACCACACCATAACCCTAAGCGACAACTCTAGGTGTTTTTTTACTCATGGTATGTCAGCAGACGTTTTAAAAGTAGCTCAACAATATGGTATGAGTACGGTGCAAGGCCATTATCATACTAAATTCAGTATTAATTATTATTCTAACCCAGACGCACTTATTTGGGGTATGCAAGTAGGATGCCTTATTCATCAAAAATCTATGGCATTTGATTATGCTAAAAACTTCAAAAGTAGGTTTATTGTAGGATGTGGCGTTATCATTAACGGACAACCTAAACTTATGCCTATGGTATTAAATACATCTGGCCGGTGGATAGGTCAATTAGTTTAGGGCAATTATGGCTGCAACAGCACAAAAAATATGCGATCACCTTGTAGGTAAAACTGTTGTGTCTGCCGAACTAGATTATGGAGATAATATAATCATACTTGAGATTTCTGATGGATCGTATATAGAGATTTCAGGGGAAGAACTAAGCATCTATGCCGAGCTTCAGCATGATGATAGTACATTTCACTAACTAATACAAGAAAAGGGCTTAAACAGCCCTTTATGTGCGTTTTAGGTATCGTTAAGCCTACATCAGAGGATGTATAAGTTTAGTATTTTTAGGCTTTCTACTAAACATGTAATAATTACCAAATCTGGATACCTACTCATCATCAAATCGTTGTAATTGTACTGCTGTTTCTTTAGGAACTCCTTCAACTACATACATATCAACTGCATTATCTAAAGCAATTTTATCTTTACGAACTCTATCAATTATTAATTGACAGTATCCTTGAATATCTAACCATGAATCAAGATAATCAGGATCGCCATTGACAATTCTGCCTACTTTTGTAGCAATCATTTCTAACGCTTCTTTTTGATCTGCTTTTAACATACGGTAAGAATTACCATTATGAATAAGCGTCTTAAAATCTTGCGATATTTTAGATCTATTTAAAAAGTCACCATATTGTTCTTGTCTTTCGTTAAGAATATCATCTATATCCATATTATCCCCTAATAAACATTACGCTAATTAATTGACACAATCCATACATCAACCATCCAATACCGCCAATAATTAAAAGCCAAATAAGCCAATCAACTACTTTTTCTAAAAAGTCCATTACGTTCTCCAAAAGGTGTTGCTACAGGCAGCTTAATTTGACCTGTTCTGTATAAATAATCTAATCTATAGCGTGTTACGCCACAATCTTGAATAATAGCTTTTAAGTTTGATGTAGGATTAGCTCTTATATATTCTCTTACCCTTACAGCTTGTTGTTCTTCTCTAGCTACTGAATAAGATGATCCCATTATAAACCACCATGAGCTTCTGCAAGTTTTTTACTATCATACTTAGATAAACCTTTGTATTCTTCTACATTGCCAGCTACTAATTCTGTAATTTTTATGTGATGAGTTGTATGTTTAAGATCATTCAAATATGACAAAGAGTTTGGATGAAACGACCACAAATAAGATTTTTTAAGTTCACCTGTTTTAACATCATATTCTTCATACAAATAACCTAATATAGCTTTATTCATTAGTAGAATGTCATCCTTCCTATTTTTGTTTTTTTGTATTTACCAAACCATTTAGTTTTTGTCGGCATAGAGTCATCATGAAAATAAATAGCATCTGCAATTGGATTTGTATATTTATGAAAAATAATCGTATCAATAACCAAAAGTTTAGTTTGTAAATACGTTTTTTCATCAACTGGCTCGTGAGTAGAGTCTGAAACCCCAACAAACTGCCCATCAGCATAAACGACACTGCATACATTATAACCCCAGCGACCAGAATTAAGCCTATTCCTAATAACATTAATAATAGCAATACGTTCATTTTTTGTTGATCCTTCGTGGTAAGCTGCGCTTGCGTAACATACTACATCCATTTCTAAAGACTGTATATCCATTATATATTTTTCATTATTTTACTGTTACATAAAAATTAGTAAAAGCGTATAATTCACATATAAATTTAAAGAAAGGAGAATAGATCATGTGGACTAAACCTACTGCTACAGAAATGCGTTTTGGCTTTGAAATAACCATGTATGTAATGAATAAATAATTATAAATGATGGAGATGCTTCTAAAAAGGAATATCTCCATTATCTTCAACATCTGTACCCTTAGCAAATTCTTGTGTTCTTGGAATAACTTGCTTACCAAGATTAAACTTTAAATCACCTTTTTCTGGCCTATCAGTAATATTAATATAATAAGCTGTATTAGGTTGTATATCTTCAGGCGTAATCATAGTGCCTTGATAATCTGCCATCCAATCTTCAGTTTTTCTTGTGTTAGGTCTTAAATACGCAGTGCCTGGTTTTGGTATAAATCCTTCAGCCATTATAGCTCCTTAAGTTTTAAAATTTGTTGTTCAACTTCTGCAAGAAACGCAGATACTTCAGATTCCAATTGTCGTATATAATCGTTATCTCTGTCAAGTCTTTTTACAAATAATTGTAAATGATCTGGAAAGTTTGGATTATAGCTTATAAAATCCACAAAATCATATCCAGCACAAGCCATTTGCCAAAACATTTGTGGAAGATATTTTGTAGGTATAGATTGTGTCATTAACGTATTAGTATGCGTAGTTTCTATGGGACATTTTATCTCAATGCCACCATTAACGCTATGTAATGCGCCATCAGGACTTGCGCCACTCATAGCAATTGTAGGATGATCTATAAAACTTACTTCATCTACTTCACCATGTTTTAATGTATATAACGTTCTAGCTATTTCTTCACGATCTATTCCATCTTGCATAGCTTGATTAATAAATATGCTGTCACCTTTCTTACCTGTTAAGCGTTCTGATACAAGTTGAATAAGATAGTTATAACGACTTGTAGATACGCCTGTTTTAGTTTTGGCTATCACATCCGATATTCTGGATGCGGTAACTTTGCCTAATCTAGTTTGAAACCACTCATCTGATCTTTGTTCCATATTATGATCCTTTTAAAGCAGATACAAATTCTTTGCATTGATCTTTTTCATATTTAGATAAATTGGCATAATAAACTCTAGCTGCATCTATGCCTTTATCTGCATATATTGATTTAAGTGTTTCTAATGCTTCTTTATTGTTTTGTTGATGAATAGCATTAACAACTTCATTAGCTGAAGCAAACTCAGTACCACCAATACCAAGACTAGCCAAACAACGGCCAATAGCACTAGTCTCACAATTTTCAAGATAAGAAGTACCATTAATTTGACTTGCTTTACGAAACTCTTGAGCATGTCCTGTAGCAAATACATGATTTTCTCCATTATCTTTGTGTTCACCAGCATAAGCTTTAATAATACATTGGTCATCATCAATCTTTACAATTTCAGTAGTAAGAAAGTATGTAGGAAATTTATCTCTAAATTCTGCAACTCTAAGAGCTACTGTTTTATATTCTTTACCTTT